TGATAGATGCCCCGCAGCCGTACGAACAAAGCAGTTCTTGGAGCAATACAGATCCAACAATCCCGAAACAGAGTTGACTTTGCCTGAATTTTTTCAAAGGCTAGTAAAAGTTAAGGGATTTAAAACATATAAAGCCATGTAAATACTTGACATTATATTTTTTTGTGATTACTTATAGAGTATATCAATAACATTAATAGGCGGGATGAATGCTTTTTACAAAAAACACGGCTGTTGAATACAGTTTATCAATAGACAAGATGCAATCAGAAGCTGACAGGAAGGCAGAAGCCGTAAAGCGCCTTGATTTCTATCATGGGAACCAGACGCCTTATGTTTATGACCGGCTGTCAAATCACTTTTCTGACCCGGATAAATTCAGTTTAGCTAGTTTAAACATAGTCAAAAAGATAATTGATGCCAAATCAGCGGTTTATATTCGGGATGCAACTAGAACCCTTTCAAGCCAAAACGACCATGATCTTTTTAAAGAGATTCAGAAATCATGCGGTTTAGGTTTGCGGATGAGGCAGGCTAACAGGCTTGCAAAGCTTTGCGGCACTGTGCTTTTGAAAGTGGTTTACCGCAATGGAAAAATTGATTTAGATATTTTGACCCCGGATATTTTAGACGTTGAAACCGGGGCAAGCCCTATGGATTTAAAAGCAGTCGTTATAACGTATTATCCAGCAGACGGAAAAGTCACAGAAGTGGAATATAGCCGATGGACCCCGGAAACAATACAGAGGCTTGATTATAAAGGAAATGTGGTCAGTTCTGTTGATAATCCTTATCAGTTTTTGCCCTTTGTCCCCATATTTGCAGAATTGCCGATTTCAGATTTTTGGGTTTATCCGGGGGACACTGTTATTTCCATGCAGGAACTTATAAACGAGCGGTTAGTGGATCTTGCATATGCCCTGCGAATGCAATCCTTTTCAATACCTGTGGTTAAAGGGGCAGCAGGCAACGTAAACTATTTTGACCCCGGACAAGCCATTTCCCTTAACTCTGATCCTGATTCAGATTTTAAATTTGCAGCCCCTAATGGTCCTATCCCTGCTGTTGTCAATGCCATTGATTATTTAATCAGGGAAACAGCAACAATGGAAGGCCTTCCGGCTTCTTATCTTTCCTCAAAGCCCACTGAACGGAAATCAGGTTATGCCCTGTTAGTGCAAAATAAGGAACTGCAAGAAATCAGGGATAACGACATTGATCTGTTCAAAATTTATGAGCAGCAAGTTTTTGAGGCAATAAGAGGGGTTTGGAATACGCATAAAAGCCCTACATTTGAGGATTCAACTTTAAAGGTCAATTTCTTTGATCCTGAATCAATAAACAGTGAAAACAAGTCAGATTTTTGGTCAAAGATGGTTGAGATGGGCGTTTACAGCCCTGTTGATTTGATTCAAAAAATTGACCCGGATTTGAGCCGGGATGAGGCAGAGCAGAAATATAAAAATAATATCGCCTTCAAGGGCGTAAACTTTGGAGATTAAACAAATGACTGAAGAAAACAACAATCCGGGAAACGACCCCGAAAAAGTCGATCAGAACAAGCCAGGGAACGACCCTGAAAAAAACGAAAATATGATCCCTAAAGCCCGATTTGACCAGGTGAACCAACAGAAAAATGAATTGAATGACACCTTAAAGGGGCTTGTCGATGAGCTAAAGGCAGACATTCCAGAAGACTTTCAGGATCTAATTCCAGAAATGAAGCCTGCTGATCAAATCAAATGGATTAGGAACGCAACAAAGAAGGGCATTTTCACTAAAAAAGCTGAATCAGGCCCGGATAGTGAAACCCCTAATAAGGGGACTAAACAAGTTGACACCACTGGTATGTCAACTTTTGACATGCTATCTCATGGATTTAAAAATATTAAGAAATAATTTCGGAGGTTTTTATAATGGCGGTTACTCTTACACAGCAGGAATATTTGAGTCAGGATCTTTTACGGAAAGGCGTTATTTCCACTTTTGCGGAAAATTCGGCTGTTCTTAAATACCTTCCTGTAATGACTATTAACAGTAATAGTTACGTTTACAACAGGGAAGCTGTATTGCCCGGATCTTCTTTTCGGGATGTAGGCAGCAATTATTCGGAAAATGCAGGCACTGTTAGTCAGTCCACTGAAACCCTGAAAATCATGGGCGGAAGTGTTGACATTGACCGGTATTTGACCCTTACACAGAACGTCAATGACATCAAGGCTATACAGATTGCAATGCTTGCAAAGTCTGTCGCCCTGGATTTCGACAAGGCTTTTTTTAATGGTGATGCAGGTTCCACTGACACTGAATTTGATGGCCTTAAAAACAGGCTTGCCGATGCTCAGATGATTGACGGGGGCGGTGATGCCCTGACCCTTACTGAAATGGATGAACTCATTGACACAGTAAGGGGTGGCCCGGATGTTATCTTTTGCGACAAAGCCGTTATTCGGAAAGTCAATAACCTGATGAGGGCAGAAGGGCAGGCCCTTGAATGGATTGATGGATCTTTTGGGCGCAAAATTCCCATGTATGCCGGGATTCCCCTTGTCGTGCCTGAAATGGATTCCAGCGGTGACCCCATCTTGAATGACAACAGTTCATCCCCCGCTTATGAGCTTTACGGGGTAAAATTCGGGGTTGATAAATGCCTAGGTCTTCAGGCTGAACCTATGCGGATTGTTGATTTCGGCTTGTATAGCGGATCAAGTCAGCAGCGGGTTATGATAGAATGGATTGTTTCTTTCATCACTGCAACCACTGACTGTGCAGCCCGGCTTCATAGTGTAACGGTATAAATAGCGAATAGGGGCGGGGTAAAACCCGCCCTTTATATAAAGGTGATGTATGCAGAAAAAAACACTATCCGCCGAAAATACCTACACGGAAACAAAAGAAGTCTTTGGGAACTGTGATTTGTCTATTGCAGGCACTTTTGAGGGGACACTTACTTTGCAAAGAAGCTTTGATGGGGGTTCTAACTGGAAAGACGTTGATACTTTCACAGCCCCTGAAGAAACCTATTTCTATGAGCCAAGGCCAAATGTGCTTTTTCGTGTCGGTTTTAAAACCGGGGAATATACTTCAGGATCAGCGACCATAATTTTACACTAGGTGAAGCATGGCAGTTATTGAAGGCACAAACAGTTATATCAGCTTAGATGATGCAAATACCTATTTTGCAAACAGGTTATATACAGACCCCTGGGATAATGCGTCTTCGGATGAATCAGAAAAAGAATATGCCCTTATTTGGGCTTGTTCCCTGTTGGAAAACCGGGTTCACTGGCAAGGGCTAAAGACAACTTTAAGTCAAGCCCTGCAATGGCCAAGGAAAGGGCTTGTAAATCTATATGGGCAGGCAGTGGATAAAACCACTATTCCTGAATCCATTAAAGCAGTTCAATGTGAACTTGCATTATATCTGCTTCAAAACAATCCGATGACTGTAAATAATGGCATTGAAAGGCTTGATCTTGATGGACTGCTTATTAATGTGAGCAACACAAATCAGACCATACCAAATAAGATATTTCAGATTGTCGCCCACTGGGGAACTTTGCTTGATAATCCGGGGACTATGAGGGTTACAAGATGAAATCACAGATCCGGCAAATGATAAACAGTGTTTTTAAGCAAATCGGGGATTTGAAAGTTGATGCAGTGCTGAAACACGAAACAGGCAGTGTTTTTGACCCCAGTCAAGGGCAGCATGTAAAAACATATTCTGAAACCCCTGTAGAGGTTTTTATCAATAGCTTCGATTCAAAGGCAGTGGATAACCTTATCATAAACTTTGATGATAAAAAGGTTCTGTTGCCTGCAAATCAGATTGATTTTACCCCTGAAGCCGGAAAGGATTATCTAATTGTGGATGGTACAAGCCATGGCATTGAAATGGTTCAAAGCAAATTCGGGGAACTTTTTGTTCTAAAAATATGAACTATATCCAGAACATTTGTGTCAACTGTAGTCATTACAAGAAATGCAAGGAACCTTGTGCTTTTATCAAAAAGCTTTTGAATGAATCAGAAGGGTTATGCGACACTTGCCCGCACAAGCCCACTTGTAGAAAGCCCTGTTTCCTAGCTGAATCTTTCATTAATGAGAATACAAAAGCCCTTTTTGAAAGAGAACCGAAAAACAC